GGGGACGCGATGGTGTATGCGTCTGAGGAGCTGAAAGCTGACCGTGATGTTGTGATGGCAGCGGTGAAACAGAATGGTTTGGCTTTGGAGGATGCCAGCGAGGAATTACGGGCTGATCGTGATGTGGTGATTGCAGCGGTTAGGGAGCATGGTAAGTCTTTGAGGGTTGCGAGTGAGGCATTGCGTGGAGATCGTGAAGTGGTGATGGAAGCAGTAAAAAAGGACGGCTTGGCGCTATATTATGCATCTAAAGAGTTAAGAGGGGATGAAGAGGTAGTAAGGGAAGCAGTGAAGCAGAATCCTAGTGCGAGTTATTATTATTATTGGGTACCTTTTAAATAAGTGAGGGTGAAAATGATCTATGACGAAAGATATTATTACTATGACAAAAAGAAAGATAAAGTTATTCAATGCACATGGGATGAATACGTCAAAGTAGACCCAAAAATTAAAGGTAAAATAAAAAGTGATAAATTTGTTTTAGGAAGTGGATTAAAAAAATATAAAATTTCTACGATATGTTTAATAAAAGATCATGGGGTTTTTGAAAATTCAAGAACCCCTTTAATCTTTGAGACAATGATATTCAGTGATGACAAAGAGTATGATTTATATCAAGAAAGGTACACTTGCTTAGAAGAAGCAAAAAGAAGTCACGATGAGATTATTTTAAAAATTATAAGAGGGATTAAAGTAAATGAATAAACGAGTAATTTTTGAAATTGATATTAGTAGATGGCCTTTAAGGTCAAGGGAATTGATGCAGAAAAAAAAATTTAGTATTGCAAGATCATTAGGAGATAAGGCACTTGATATAATTGGATTGTCTAATAATAGTATGGCCAGATTTAGTTATTCATGGAATGACCCGTTTACTATTGGTATAGATGCTAGAATAGCAAAGCCACAAGAAAAAGTATCAGGGGAATTTATGAATTATGAGTGGATGGTTGATAACTTAGTGAAATATGGCACGCCTTACGGGGGTAAATAAATGAATAAACGAGTAATTTTATTTTAGAAGAAATAGGCTCATATTGGTTGAGATGTAATTAATACTATTTAATTAAATATTCTTGTATTTAATATAATTTAATGTTATATTATATATATTAAATAAGTGAGGGTATATACTATGGATAATAAAAAAGGTTTAATTCATTGTGATGTAGATCAACGGTCAGAGGAATGGCTTATTGCACGGCGTGGGATTGCTACGGCTTCAAATTTTTCAAAAGTGATAACTAGCCAAGGAAAGAGATCAACACAACTATCTACTTATGCTTATGAATTAGCGGCAGATAGTTTTATGGATGAGCTAGAGGAAAACTTCCAGTCTCATGCGATGCAAAGAGGCGTAGAGTTAGAGCCAGTCGCTAAAACGTTTTATGAGATGCATTCAGGCAATGAAGTCACTGAGTGCGGTTTTTATAAAACAACATTAGAAGACGGGTCAGAGATTGGTTGTTCACCAGATGGTTTAATTGGTGAAGATGCGTTGATAGAAATTAAATGCCCCTTAAAGTCGCAACACATGAAGAATTTAACAAGCGATAAGTTACCGTCTGAATATATAGCACAGGTGCAAGGGCAGCTTTTTATTATGAATAGAAAATGGTGCGACTTTGTAAGTTTTAATCCGTCATTTAAAGAAGGGTATCAATTAAAAGTATTCAGAGTAGAAAAAGACCTTTGTTTTATCGATTTTTTAAAAGAGCATTTATCATATCTATATATTATAAAAAACAAAATACTTAATAAAATAAATGATAATTAGTTGAAAATAATTCAATTTAATGTTATATTATATACATATTAAATAAGTGAGGGATTAAAAAAATGGAAGATGTAAAAATTATAAATTTTGACAATTGGAAAGTGTTTGATGCTTTCTTAAGAGCTGGACTTGAAAAAGACACAACAGAAGAACAAGTGAAATATATTATGGATTAGAAAAAGGATGGGAATGAATGAGCTGGCACTATTCGCAGGCGTTGGTGGAGGAATACTCGGAGGAAAACATTGAAAGAAAAAGAAGTTAAATTGCAGTGGGAAACAAAAAAAATCCCAATATCTACTATAAAAGAATTTGAACACAACCCTAGGCAACTATCAAAGAAGCAATACCAAGATTTAAAAAAGAGCCTCCAGAAATTCGATTATGTAGAGGTCGCAGCGATTGATTACGATAATACACTCATAGCAGGACACCAACGGCTGAGAGTATTACGTGATTTAAAAGGCGATGATATTGAAATAGATGTACGAGTGCCTAACCGTAAACTAACGGAAAAAGAGTTTAAAGAGTACTTAGTGCGCTCTAATAAAAATACGGGTGATTGGGATTATGACATATTGGCTAATACTTACGAGATAGAAGAACTTATAGATTATGGCTTTACAGAAGAAGAGCTACAGATAAACGAGACAGAATATATAGAAGAGGATGAGACAGAAGGCGACGACGATATACCAGAAAAAGCACCTGCTTTGACGGTTAAGGGGGACTTGTACCAACTTGGGGGGCATCGGCTTTTATGCGGTGATAGTACCTTGATTGATGATATTGAAAAGCTGATGGATGGGGAAAAAGCGGTGCTCGCTCATAATGATCCCCCTTATGGAATGAAGAAAGAAAAAGACGGAATAAAAAATGATAACTTAAACTATGACGCCTTATTAGAATTTAATAAAGAGTGGATAAACTTGCAGTTTTCATTCCTAAATGACAATGGTTCGTTTTATTGTTGGGGTATAGATGAGCCTTTGATGAATATATACAGCCATATATTGAAGCCGTTAATCAACACACAAAAGGCAACGTTTAGAAATTTAATAACTTGGAATAAAGGCAGCGGATTTGGGCAGATGTCAGATGATATGAGATGTTATGTTCCGTCCGATGAAAAATGCCTTTTTGTCATGTGTGGTGTACAGGGCTTTAATAATAATGCGGATAATTATTTTGATGAGTGGGAATCTATAAGAAATTGGCTCTTTAATGAATATAAAAAACTTAAAATTACACGGAAAGAATTAAATAATTTGTTAGGTAGTAGCCCTAATAGTGCTGGTGGCTTAGTTAGTCATTACTTTGACAAATCACAATGGAGCTTTATACCAGAGCATCAATATAAAAAACTAAAAGACTACTGCAAAACAAACAACATAGACGCGTTTAAAAAAGAATATGAAGAACTAAAAAAAGAATATGAAGAGATTAAAAAAGAACATGACGAAATAAAAAAAGAATATTACAGCACAAGGGCATATTTCAATAATACGCACGATAACATGACTAATGTTTGGGACATTCAAAGGGCATCACAAGAAGAAAGAAAAGGCACAGGCGGACACGCTACACCAAAGCCGTTAGAACTGTGTAGTCGAGTTATTATGTCGAGCAGTCAAAAAGGCGACATTGTCACTGATTGGTTTTTAGGGAGTGGGTCAACATTAATAGCTTGCGAAAAATTGAACCGTAAATGCTACGGATTAGAACTTAGCGAGAAATACTGTGATGTGATTGTTAAAAGATACGTTGAGTTTTGCAAAAAAAATAATAAAAAGTATGAAGTGTTAAGAAACGGCGAGAAATGCAATGATTTTGACTAGATGGTTATGTGTTATAATTAAACAATAACCATTGTAAAACAATTCAAAAACAATAGGGAATAAATCAAGGGGGCTTTTATGCCGTTTAAAAAAGGTCAATCAGGGAATCCAAACGGGAGACCAAGAAAAGAATTTACAATATCGGATTTGTTAAGATCAAAGCTTGAAGAAGAGGTAGAGGTATTTGACAAGGCTACAAAGAAAAAACATAAAATTAAAAATTCTGATCTTGTTGTTGATAGGATATTAAGAGCAGTACGTAATGGTGAGAAATGGGCGATTGAGATGCTTTTAGACCGTATAGAAGGAAAGCCACAACAAAGAATTGAGCAGACCACAGAATTTGAGGGTAGCCTAGAGATGACGCAAAGGCCAAGTATTATTTTTTCTGATACAACTGCAGAAGATGAAACAGAATGACACAATAAAATTACATAAAAAATACGAGCCACTATTTGAACTTATAGATAAGGATAAAAAAGATATTAGATACGTTCTCATAGAGGGGGGGCGGGCTAGTGGTAAATCTTCGGCGGTGGCTTTATTTCTTGCTCATTGCACGTATAAACAAAACTATAGGATATTATTTACTAGATACACTATGACAAGTGCGAGCGACTCTATTATCCCAGAGTTTAAAAAAAAGGTTGAGTGGATACGTTGCGAAAATGATTTTTACTACACAGCAAACGAAGCAATAAACACAAAGACAGGGGTCAACATATTGTATCGAGGGCTTAAGCCTGCAAGCCTTACAGCTAACAGCGCCCTCAAATCTATTGCAGACGTGAACGTATTAGTTATAGAGGAAGCACAGGAATGCTACGACGAGGAGCTATTCAACCGTGTAGACGAGTCGATCAGAACTAAAGACGTGCAAAATTTGATAATACTTACCCTAAACCCGCAAAGCGTAGACCATTGGATATATAAACGATTTTACAAAGATAAAACCACCAAAGACGGCAAGCGAGAAGATACGCTATACATAAAAACTGATTATAGAGACAATATCAACAACCTAGACAGCACGTATATTAAGAATATAGAGAAAATGAAAATCAATAATTCATTACAATATAACAACACATTCCTGGGGGAATGGGTAGAACAGCGTGAGAACGCCTTATTTAACCGTTCAATGATTAAAGACGCTTGTGATAACTTAGACCTTACAGACGAAGAAAAAAACGGAGAATTTAAGCGCATAGTAATTGCTATTGATCCAGCGGTGACAGCTAACAAGGACTCAGATGAGACCGGCATCATAGTATGTGCAGAAAGAGAAAATGATCATTATATAGTGTTATCTGATGAATCGGGACGGTATACGCCCAATCAATGGGGAACTAAGGCTATAGAGCTATATGAGAAATTCAAAGCCGATTGTGTGGTGTGTGAGGTGAACAATGGCGGTGACATGGTGCCCCAAATTATTCATAACCTAGACCAAACAATAAATGTAAAGACGGTGAGAGCGACACGAGGCAAAGTGTTAAGGGCGGAGCCTATAGCATCGTTATATTCAGATAATAAAGTTAAACATTCTAAATCATTTCCTAAACTTGAGGGGCAAATGTTAAACTATACAGGAGAGAAGACGCAGTCATCACCCGATAGATTGGATGCGATGGTGTGGGGCATAACGATTTTATCTGAAAACAAAAAAACAAACTTTGATTTTTTTATAGTGTAGGGAATTTAAAAAAAAGGGGCAACAATGAAAATATTCAATTTATTTAATAAAAAACAAAGACCGCAAACAATCCAAGCGGAGCCAGTGCAACATGCGAACATAGCACCTAAGGATTACAGCGATAGACAGCATTTCAAAGAAGGCTACAAAGCAAATGTCATTGTTTATTCTTGCGTTAGAAGTATTGCTTTAGAAGTGGGGAAAATACCTTTAATTTTAAAAAAAGGGGATGATATCATTGAATCGCACCCAATACTTGAACTACTGAACAAACCCAATCCAACAACAACGGGTAATGACTTCATTGAAAGTTTAATAATTTGTAAGTTACTTACTGGAAATGCTTATATACAAGCAAAATACCAAGACACAGAAGACAGCCTAGAAAACATTAAAAAGCCCCCCGTATTTCTCAAAGTTTTAAACCCTATGAGCATGACTATAAAAGGGAATAACGACAAGGTCATCCTTTATGAGTACGAGTATGGCAACGGTAAAAAGATAATGTTTAGATGTAGTCTTTTTGGTGACTCAAATATTTTACACTTGAAAGAGTACAACCCCACCAATAGCTACTACGGGCAAGCACCTTTGTTTTCTTGTGGTATTCAAACGCAGGTTTTCAATGCTATATCCGATTTTAACTATAACTACATAAAAAATAACGCTAAACTAGACGGTTTCGTTAATGTAAATGCAGACTTATCGAACGAGCAGAGACAGAACCTAGAGAAAGCCTTTAATGATAATTTTTCAGGGTCTAAAAAGGCAGGGAAAACGCTTGTTACTAGTGGCGGTGAGTTAAGTTATACACCCCTAGGAAGTACAAAAGAAATGGATTTTATAAACGCTACAAAATTAAACGCCCAACTTATCGCTCAAGCCTTTGGAGTGCCTTACGATTTGATAAATACAGAGCAGGCAAAATACGACAACCTAGAAAAGGCAAAAGAACTTTTATGGGATAACCAAGTAAAGCCACAGCTTGAAGACCTTATACGGTCACTTAACAATTGGCTTTGTCCGAGATATGGCGAGGGTCTAAGCCTTTGGTACGATGAAACAAAAGTACAAGCAGTTCAAACAAAAAAAGACAGATACAGGCAATCGTTAGAATCTACAAACTTTATGACAATAAACGAAAAAAGAAAGGCAATCGGCCTTGATCCGTATGATAGCGAAATGGCTGATCAGTTATTTTTAGAGGCTTCAAAGCTACCGATTGAGTATCTTGGAAACACGTTAGAAAGCCAAGAAATAGAAAAAATGTCGCAACACATAGGGATACTACCTAAAAAGTAATGAGTCTATTTTTAACGGGTAAAGCACGAAGAGTAGAAGAGCTAAAAAAAAATAGGATGATTAACATCATCGCCCTTAAAAACTCTGTACCAATTCGCAGGGATATAAAACGCTATATGAACAAAGTGATAAAATATTTTGAAGATAACGGGGCATTACCAGATTATGGGGCAAATTTAGATCATAACCTAGACCTTACAAAAAGTTTTACTAAAATGTACACGCAGACGGTAAACGTATTTTCTAAAATTCAATTTGAAGCCGTTCAAAGATCGTTTAAAGGTATACCTATAGAATTTTATGACTCAGTAGTTTTAAAACAAGAAGAAGAAACTGTTTATATTCAAAGTATTTTTCAGCGGTTAAGCGGTGTATGGATAGCTGAAAACGCCTTGAGAAGATCAACCTTAGTATCACAGACAAGTAGAGACTTAATAAAAAACATTCTTGAAACTGGATATAATGAAGGGCTACTAAACGCAGAAATAGCAAGAAAAATGCGCAAAGCCGTGCCAGTAATGAGCCGATTTAGAGCGGCCACAATATCAATTACAGAAACACACAATGCGGCGACCTTTGCAGATTTAAAAAGCACGAGTATTTACAATAATGAGTTTAATTTAGAATTGCAAAAAGAGTGGGTAGCCACAGAAGACGAGCGGACACGAGAAGCACACAACGACGCAGACGGGCAAAAAGTAAACATGGACGACTTTTTCACAGTGGGCGGAGAGAGCCTATCAAGGCCAGGGGACGACACAGGAAGTGCGGAAAATATAATAAGGTGCCGTTGTTCGCTTGGTTATGGGCGTGCTTGATATATTGCAAGCTAAAAACTAAAATTAAATAAGGGGGGTATTAAATGGCATTAGAAGATATAAACACGACACCACCAAAGAAAGCACAACAGAACGCAAAAAGAGGCTTAGAACTTCGCAAAGAATGGGGACGTGGTGGTACTGAAGTTGGAGTAGCTAGAGCTAGGAATATATCTAACGGCGACTCACTAAGTGAAGACACCATAAAAAGAATGGCATCTTTTAACAGGCACAGACAGAATTATAACCCAGACAAAAAAGAAAATGACGGCGGTGCAACGGCTGGCACTATTGCTTGGTTACTTTGGGGAGGTACCGAGGGCGTAGATTGGGCAATAAGAAAATCAGAAGAGTTTGACAACGAAAGGAAAAAAAACATGGAAAAAAATAATTTAAATTTGGTAATAAAGGCTTTAGACATTGGCCAAGATGAGAACATGTCCTTTGAAGCCTATGCCAATATCTCAAATATTGAGGATCACTCAAACGATATAATAAAATCTGGGGCTTGGGGTGGTGTCATAGAAAAGGCAACACAGACGGGAGAATACCCAAAGCTACTATATCAACATGACCACAAAAAAATAGTTGGTGTAATAACTAACATGCAAGAAAACGAGACGGGGCTTTTAATAAAGGGTAAGTTTATAGATACGACACTAGGGCGTGATGTGTATACAGAAGTTAAAACAGGGGCAATAAATCAAATGTCTGTTGGATTTTCTATCAAAGATCAAGAGATGACAGAGGAAAACAAACGCATTATCAAAGAAGTAGACAAACTTTATGAGGTTTCCTTTGTTACATTCCCCGCAAATGAAGGTTCAAAAGTAATCAGCGTGAAAAGTGAAGAAGGAAAAATAAACGTGAGAATGTTAGAAAAAATATTAAAAGATCACGGGCTATCTAACACAGAATCAAAGGCTATAATTTCAGGCGGAATCAAAAATATTAAAAAATTAGAACAAAATGAAACTGAATATAAAAACATATTGGAAGACATGAAAAAGGCCATAAACACTTTATCTATTTAAAATATTTACTATTTTTAATTAAAAGTTTATAATAAATAGAAAAAGACTAAAAGGAGTGTATTTTATGTCTATTGAAAAGGTGAAATATTCATTCTTAAATGAATTGCGTGATTTTTGGGCTATGTTAAATTTATTGGATAAATTTTTTATTAGTATTTTAATTTTATCTTCTTTCTATTTTTTGTTTAGGTAGGGTATGAGTCCAAATATATTACAACTACCACCAAGACACCCCCAACAAATAGGACAGCCACAAACAACGCAAAGAGACCAAGCAACACAAACCCGATCATCAAGAAGTTCACAAGATATACAAATCCAATTGAATGTGATTAGTAATACAAACGTGATAAATAATACTTATAGAGTGCCAGTCGATGCAGAAGTAAATACAGAAGTAGTAAGAGAAGGAGATAATTTAGTTAATATTTTTACAGATGCAATTTTAAACCCCGCACAAAATGAACTGGAAATAGATCGACATGTAGATCAGTATATGCACTTAAAAGATAAAATAATTTCTGCAGTGTCTTTTTTTATATTGATTTATTTATTCATTAAAGAACAAACACGCCAACCTTAAAAAGCAGGAGGGGAACGCCCCCCTTTTTTTTATTTAAATTTCTAAACAGGTCGAATTCGAGCGGTTTAGAATATGGGTTATGGGTAAAAAGAGTAGTTGTACGGAATTTCCGGATAACTGATTTTTAGTCTAATTTATGTGCTATTTGAAACATGTTATAATTAAATAGTATTTATTTTTCGAGATGAAAAAAAAGTATTATGTTTACGAGACGTAGACAAAAAAAACAAATTTTAAAAAAAAGAGGGAAACAATGTCAGACGAATTAAAAGGACTTGTAGAGTCATTTAATAAAAATTTATCAGAATTTAAAGCATCAAACGATGAGAGACTAGAAAAAATAGAAAAAAGTCAAAGCTTCGGTGAGCTTGAATCTAAAGTTAATAAACAAGTAGACGCATTGCTTGCTATTGAAAAGCAAATCACAGAATTAAAAACTGTCACTTCAGAAATGAATGAAAATAGTAAAGTGGAAAAGGGAGTATCTCCAGAACATATAAGAGCTTCTAACCAATACTTAAAAACTTTTAATCCTAATTTAATTGTTGAGAAATCCTTTCAGCAAAGAATAGATACAGACGGGGGCATTCTTGTAAGACCAGACATCGAAGCAGGAATATACCAAAGAGTGTTTGAGACGTCACCAATGCGACAAGTTGCCACAGTGAAAACTATATCAGGCAACGAATACCACAAGACAGTTAGAAAGACTCAAATATCCTCAGGTGGATGGGTCAACGAACTAGAAGAAATTAACCCTACTGATAACGGTCAATATGGAACCGTAAAAATCGGTGTTCATACACATATGGCATTCCCACAGATATCAAGTGAAATGTTTGAAGACGCAGCTTTTAACATGGAGCAAGAGATCATCAACGAAGCAGGGCAAGTGTTAGACCGTGAACAAAACACAGCCTTTATTTCTGGTGATGGAATTGGCAAGCCAAAAGGGGTCACTTCTTACGCTGCTTGGTCAGGTAGCTCATATGAGTTTGGGAAGGTTCAACAAATAAAATCAGGGAATGCAACAGATGTAACCGTTGAGGGCTTAATCGACTTGCAAAACGCTTTAAAAGAAGAATACCAAAGTCCAGCGGTTTTCATGATGGCACGAGCAACATTCGGGGCATTAATCAAAAAGAAGGGGACGGATGTTTACTTTTTCAGCCCTAATCTTGACAGAAACGTTGGTGCTCCTTTCAATCTATTAGGTAAGCCAGTTGTTTTTGCGTCTGATATGCCTTCAATAGGTGCTGGTGCTTTAGCTATTGCTTATGGCGACTTTGGACGAGGATATACAATCGTTGATAAAGCTGGAATCCGTATCATTAAAGACGAGTACACAGTGGTAAACGGAATACGTTATAAAGTGTCTAAAAGAACTGGTGGCGGTGTTTCAGACTTCGACGCAATCAAAATCCAAAAAATAGCATCTTAATTAATAAAAGAAAGGAATTAGAACCATGAAAAAAGACCTATATAATAAAATTCTTCAAAA